AAAAAGGATTACAACTCTACAATTGCAGACAGATACAAAGAGGCAAAAGATAGCATACCAATTATGTCGATGAACATGCTTGAAGATGAAAAGGTAGAAGAAGAACTTCGAAAAGCGGAACAGTTTTTTGGAAGTGGGTTTGAACCTGAAGATTATAAGTTTCTTTATGATCAATATACGGACTGGACAACCAGGCATGAATGCGAAACAAAGTCTCAGGAAGAGATGTTTAAATCGATCTGCTTTACCCAGTTGGATTTGCTGAAAGCAAATCGAATGGGATTAGACACAAAGGATTTGAATTTTACTTTTTTGAAGCAGCTTGAAGCTGCAAAGCTGCAGCCCAAGCAAAATGCAAGCGAAACTGTGGCGGACACTCAAACATTTGGTACTTTAATTGATAAATGGGAAAACACCCGGCCCATACCAGAAATCGATGAAGAATTGCGGGATGTTGACAAAATCGGCCTTTATATAGATGTATTTTTCAGGGGACATTTGGCAAAAATGATGGGCTTGAAAAATGGCCTATCTAATTTGTATACGAAGTTTATTGAAAAGTATACTGTAAAGAAGCCTGAATATAAAGATAATGAGGACGGAGAAGCCTTGTTTGATATGATTTTTGGAAGATCGGATTTGGGCGATAATTAATGGCTGATGATTTAAGAAAAACAAAATCAGAAAGACAGATCGCAAATGAAAAATCGAGAAGGATATTAGAGGGTGTAGCATATTGGTGTTCATTTTACAGGCATAATCCGCATCGTTTCGCAAAGGATTATTTGAACATCACTTTGAAATTATTTCAGAAAATATTACTATATGCGATGATGTGCAATACGCACTTTATGTTTTGGGCAAGCCGTGGCTTGGGTAAAACCTGGCTAACGGCTTTGTTTTGTGTGGTTCGTTGCATTTTATTTCCCAAGACAAAAATATGCGTAGCATCTTCTACTCGAACGCAAGCAAACGAAGTTCTATCAAAGATCGTTGACGATTTCATGAAGAACTATGATTGGGGATCGGAGAATTTACGGCGAGAAGCATCATATTTCAATGTTGGTGCAAATAAGGCCGAGATACATTTTTATAATGGTTCATGGATCAAGGTTGTAACTGCTGGCGATACAGGACGCGGTAATCGCGCCAATATCTTGATCGTAGACGAATTTAGAATGGTTGATAAAGACACTATTGATACTGTTCTTAAAAAATTTCTTACATCATCAAGGCAACCTGCTTATTTGAACTTACCATCTTATAAAGATAAAGATGAATACATGGAGAGTAATATTGAGATTTACATGAGTTCATGCTGGTATAAGAGCCATTGGAGTTATAGCAAATCTCAGGCGTATACAGTGAATTTACTTGGAGCCAGAGATAGATACTTTGTTTGCGCCCTCCCCTATCAGATTGCAATTAAAGAAATGCTTCTGAAACGATCCGATGTAGAAGATGAAATGAGCGAAACCGATTTTGATGAAACGAAGTTTAATATGGAAATGGGATGTTTGCCATTTGGAGATACAGATGGCGCATTTTTTACCTATGACGATGTTTCGCAAAGACGTAGATTAAAAACGGCTGTATATCCCACGACTTTGGTTGGCAATAGCAGAAATTTGAAGATTCCTGAAGTTGCGACCAATGAACGCAGAATACTGTCTGTTGACGTTGCACTGATGGCGTCAAAGAAAACGAAAAATGACGCCAGCAGCATTATTATAAATAGCGCAATTCCGACAAATAATAATAGTTACACATCAAATATTGTTTATTTGGAAAATCACGAAGGATTAAATACGGATGAACTTGCTTTGATCGTGAGACGATTATTTGAAATGTACAAATGTACAGATTTGGTTATAGATACTAATGGTTCCGGCCTTGGAGTTTACGACAAATTGATTCAAGACATGGTTGATCCGGCAACTGGAGAACTTTATCGAGCTCTGAGTTGTTGTAATGATAAAGTAATGGCCGAAAGATGCAAAGTGCCAAATGCAAAGAAAGTAATTTGGAGCATAAAGGCTACAGCTTCATTTAATAATGAGATTTGTATTCTGTTGAGAAGCGGATTCAAAATGGGAAAGATCAATCTTCTTATTCGAGAGGACGAGGCCGACGAAGCTTTACGCGAAAGGATCAAGGGGTTTGAACGTATGCCTGATTATGAAAAAATGCAATACAGGTTGCCATATATTCAAACAACTTTATTAATCTACGAACTAATCAACTTGGATCATGAGGTAAAGGGAACGAACATACGAATAACCGAGAAATCAGGAATGCGTAAGGATAGGTATAGCTCTTTGGCATATAATTATTGGGTTCAGTGTCAGCTGGAAAGAGAACTTCTGCAGACAAGTAAAAATGGGTTTGATATTAAGGAATATGCCAATAAAATGCGTAGACTGAACAGAAGACCCACTACATATTGATGATAAGGAGGTGAAATGCATGAGTAAAAAACGAAATAGAAATCGACATTCATATACTAGACAGCCTAAAGAAACATATGTGGAAGCTTATAAAAAGCGCGATTACCAAAAAGACGAAGCTTCATTTGAAAGAGCTCTTTCAGATGGCGGGAGATTAGATTTAGGAGCTTTTAAAAGGTTGATGCTCAGAGATATTTGCACGAACACAAGTATTATTGAAAGTGGTTATTTGGGCAGAATACCTTTAAAGGAAGCCTGCAAAGCATTGAATAATCCAAGGAGAGAATGGCGCATTCTGCTTGAAGTTTCAGAGGAGCTTATGCATATTTCGCCTCATTATTATCGATTAAATACTATGTACAGCAATATGGCGTTATTCTGTTGGTGGATTGATTTATATGATGTGAAAGAAAATGCTCAGGTTGATACGATCAAGAAAACGTATGCGGCGCTATCTGCTAGAATTGAAAACATGCATTTAAAGCACGAGTTTTCAAAAATTATGAGGGTATTACCCTATCAAGATATATATTGTGGTCTAGCTATTGAGAGTTCAACGGACTTTTTCTTTCAGAGAATAGACTATCGGATTTGTAAATTATATCAGATTCAAGACGGACTATATAATTTCAAAATAGATTTGACAAAAATTAAGCCAAAGGAACTTGGAGCTTATCCTGATTATGTACAGCAAGCATACATTGAATATCATGATAAGATGGAAAAGGGGCTGCTTACTTCGTGTTGGTATAGCCCTCCTGCTGAAAGCCAGATTTGCGTAAAGCTTAACGATCAGTGGCCTTTCCCGTTTCCTCTTATGATTTCGTTGGTGCAGGACATTCTTGATTTAGAAATATATAAAAAGTTAAAGCTTCAATCTGCGAGAACTGATAATTATAAAGCAATTATGGTTAAGGTTCCGATTGATGAAACTACGATTGATAAGCCGCTGTTAACGCCAGAAACTTTAAGTATTTTTGCAGAGATCAATAGAGAAAGTATGACAGACGACATCGGTTTGTTGTACAATCTCGGCTCCGAAGGAGAGGCAATCAGCTTTAAGGATTCCAATAATACCAGGAATAATGTTTCTGATGCCGTAAATGAGCTTTATAATTCTTCTGGCGAAAGCAGAGAATTATTTAACGGAAGCTCTTCTGGTACGGCAGTAACATATTCAGTAGAAAATGATTCTGGTTTTGTATATGGGTTGTATCGTCAATTTGAAAGGTGGATCAATCGATATATCAAGTTAAAGAAGTATAATAAGACTGCTTTCAAATTCTATTTTTACTTATTGGATATTACAATATTCAACAGAGACAACGTTTCAAAAAGATATAAAGAAGCATGCTCTCTGGGCGTAACTGTAATTGATAAATGGTTAGCTACGCTTGATATGACTCCATCAAGAATGATGGGGTCTTATATTTTGCATGAAGATATTTTCGATTTTTCAAGTCATTTTAAGCCGTTAAGTTCTTCTTTTAATAGTTCTGCAGAAGATACTTCTTCGGGCAGGCCAACAAATGAAGAAAAGGGCAAACAATTGACAGAAGAAGGCGAAAAAACCAAAGACAATGAGAAAAACGATAGATAGGAAGTGGAATTATGCCAGAAATAAACATTCAACAGTCTGCATTATCCTTTCCCGTGTTTTTCGAAAAAAAAGAGGAATATACACTGGAAGATAGCAGATTCACAAAAGTGAAAATATGGCTTATGCACTTGGGAAAAAACAAAAATAATAGTGTTTTTGAAAAAGATGTAGTAGATGCAGCTATTGACACTTTGGAATATATACCTATCGTTGGCTTTATTGAAAAGAACAACGAAGGAGAAAACGATTTTTCAGATCACAGATATATTATCACGAAAGATAAAAAGGGCGTTAGAAGAAAATATTTGGGCAGCGCCTATGGTGTGATTTTATCTTCGGAAGATAATAACGCTCATTATGAGGATCGCATATGCGATGACGGAGAAACAAGGACATTCCTTGTTGTTGACGGCGTGATTTGGAATATGTTTGAAGATAGTGCTGAAATCATGGATAGAGACTTAATCAAGCCTCATTCTATGGAATTAAAGCAGGATACTCTGGATTCATACGACGGCTACGAAGATGAAGAAGGAGCATTTCATTTTACGAAGTTCTCTTTTAGGGCCGCTTGTATTTTAGGAGAAAATAAAGAGCCTGCAATGATCAACAGCACAGTTGAAGTTCAATTCACAATGACAGATTTTGTAAAGGATCTTCAGGCTGAATTAAACGATAAATATACTGCTTTCACCAAACTGGTGAATGAGAAATCTAATCAAGGAGGTATAGAAATTATGCCAAATACCAATTTTTCCCAGACGGTACTTGAGCAGTTTTCCGACATCTCCGCAATTGTAAGTCAATATGAAAGCGTTTCTGACAGATGGGGCAATGCAGTTCCCCGTTTTTATTTGTCAGATATTCAGGAGAATGAAGCAATTGTTGTCGATAGAAAAAATAACTATCGATACTATGGTTTGTCATTCACCCTTAATGGCGACAAGCCTGAAATTGACTTTGCAAGTGCTGTGAGAAAGAAGCTGCAGTACGCAAATTACGAGGAAGGTTCCGATGCACCTGAAGGTTTTGATTTTGGTAAGCATATTGAAGAAATCGAAACTGTTGCTTACGAAAAAGTTGAAGAAGCAGCTGCCAACATCGCAACCGCAGAAGAAGCAAAAAATAGGGCAGAAGCCGAGTATACCGCAATGAAGGCAGATTATGATGATATGAAACCTAAGTATGACAAGTATGTCAAAGCAGATGAGGAGCGTCAGGAAGAAGAGCTGAAGGCTCAAAAGGACGCCGTTTTTGCAAAATTCGAAACCAAGCTTGGAGAACTTGCTGAGTTTACCGAACTTAAGTCTCATAAGGAAGAACTTTCTGTTGAAGACATTGAGAATAAGTGCTCTGTGCTGTACGTTAAGGCCGATCTGGCAGCAAATGCTAATTTTACCAAGCAGAAGCCTGCGGCAATTGTAGACGTAATGAATTTGGATGCGGATTCTGATCTTTATGTAGATACTATTTATGGTCGCATCCCAGTGAAGCGTTAATTAATTAAACGATCCTAGCAACCGCCAGCTCGGCGGTTTTTATTTTAAGGAGGAAAATACTATGGCAATTTATACTGTATTCGAGTCTGTCAATATGGGCTCTACCCATTTTGCAGAAAGAATTTTTGATGCCGTTTGCGAAAACAATGTAGAAAACGGTACTTTTGGTTATCTTGATGGTCTGGCTGATGGTTATAGCCATATTTATAAGTTTGTTCCTGGCTTTAAGGCTGGTAAGAAGGTTGTAGTTGTGGATCACCCTGCATGGAATCCCGATACCTGCCGCATTACCAATCA